GAAGAGCCGAAAACTTGAATTATATCGAGGGATTGGACGTAATAAACGTTGGATTGGGTGCGGTACTTTATGATACACGGAAGAAAAAATATTACACCACGAACACGGACACAAACGCAAATTTAACGACCGACGACAACATAGAAAAGGTACTTGAAGATAAAGAGTTAGACCAAGCGTTTGAAGAAAGCGGAAATAGCAGCGAGGGATAAAGGAGGGATAAAAAATGCAGGTCAGAATTAGAAACGATAGCGTAGAAATTGAGGGCTATGTCAACGCTATTGAACGGAAAAGCAAGCCGTTAAAAACACGTATCGGTGAATTTGTCGAACGTATCAAGCAGGGCGCATTTAAGCGAGCAATCGAGCGTAACGACAATATCCGATTACTTCTAAATCACGATTGGAGCAAGGATTTAGGCGGTACGAAAGACGGTAATTTGGAATTGATCGAGGACAACATCGGATTACGGGCAAGGGCGACAATCAACGACCCCGATGTAGTTCGAAAAGCCCGTAACGGGGATTTGGTCGGTTGGTCATTCGGATTTACAGATCGTGACGTTGACAAGCACGAAGAAAACGGCATAGTAACCCGTGATGTAAACGATTTGGATTTATTCGAGGTTTCCCTATTGGATAGGACAAAGAAGCCGGCATACGACGGAACACTTGTTACGGTTCGTTCCGATGATGAAATCCAATTTCACGGCGAAGCGTGCATTACCGAGTTAGAAATCCGGGAAGATTCAGAGCCTAAACAACATGAAAATGTTGATGAAACTAAAGAAATTGATTATAGCCCTTATGACGCTATGATCGCAGAAATCAAAGGAGGAAACTAAAAATGAAGCATTTAGTTGAGAAACAGAACGATTTAATTACCCGTGCCGAGGAAGTTCTCAATAAGGCTAAAGAGGAAAAGAGAGAGCTTACCGACGCAGAAGCGCAGGAGTTAGCCGAAATCAGAGATGATGTACGCAGAATTAAGGAAACTCTTAAAATGGACGACGATTTCCGGGAAATGAAAGCAATGGAAAAGAAACTTGACGGGGAAGCCCCCAAGGAGGAAACCGAAGTGAAAGTTGAAGAGGAAGCAAGAGCAAAAGAGCAGCAGGAGTGCAGAGCGTTTGAAAACTTCTTACGTGGTCGTGTAGTCAATGAGCGTGCCGGAGAGCTTACCCCGGCAAGCGGTAGTGGGCAGGCTTTAATCCCTACCACCATTGCAAACCGTATCATTAAAAAGGTTTACAATATTTGCCCGATTCTTGAGAGATCAAGCAAGTACAATATCAAGGGCAACTTACAGTTACCTTACTATGATACCGACACTACCAACATTACCGTTGCATATCAGACCGAGTTTGTCGCTATGAGTTCAAGCAATGGTAAGTTCACAAGCATTACTCTTACGGGATTTCTTGCAGGTGCATTGTCCAAAATCAGCCGTTCCCTTATCAACAATTCGCAGTTCAACATTGTTGATTTCGTTGTTGATGAAATGGCATACGCTATTAAGAGATTCATTGAGAAAGAATTACTTAACGGCACACCCGATAAGGTAGACGGTCTTTCTACTCTTACAAATTCTCTTACGGCTGCAAGTCAGAACGCACTTACCGCAGACGAAGTAATTCAGCTTCATGACAAGATCAAGGACGAGTTTCAAGGAAATGCAATTTGGATTATGTCAAGCGCAACCCGTACCGCATTACGTACCTTAAAGGACAATATGGGTCGTTATATGTTGCAGGACGACATTTCCTTACCTTTTGGCACTTCCCTTTTAGGAAAGCCCGTTTACGTGTCCGACAATATGCCTAACATGGCAGCAGGAAAAACCGCTATTTATTACGGCGATATGAAAGGACTTGCAACCAAGTTTTCCGAGGATATTAACATTGAGGTATTGCGTGAAAAATACGCAGACGAACACGCAGTTGGTGTTATTGGTTGGTTCGAGTTTGATTCCAAAGTCGAGGACGCACAGAAAATCGCTAAACTTGTTATGGCAAGTGCTTAATGTTTCAAAAAGAAACGGAAAGGAGCGAAAAGTATGTTAGTTAGAGCATTAAAGGCTTTTTCCACGGGTACAATTTCGATGTATAACGGAGAAATCCGTACTTTTGACGATACAACGGCAGCTGCTTTAATTGCCGATAATTGTGTAGTTGAACATACCGAACCGATTGTACCCACCGGGGAAAAGTCAATCACGGCAAACGGCACTTATGACGTGAGCGAATATGCAAGCGCAAGCGTTAATGTTTCGGTTGTAACGATCACTTATAACGTGAACGGTGGAACGGGAACGGTTGCAGCAGTAACGGCGATTGCCGGAAATTCCGTTGAATTAAACGACGGAACGGGCATTACCGCACCCGAGGGCAAAGAATTTATCGGTTGGGCAACCACAGATAGCGCAGAAACCCCCGACGTTGAAAGCCCGTACACGGCAACCGCAAATGTAACCTTGTATGCGGTATATGGAGCAACCGAGGTAACACCCGAGGAATAAGGAGGAAACGTCATGTATAAAGCGTTAATTTCTTTTTGCGGTGTAATTTCAATGGTTAAAGGCGAAGTCGGGGAAATCCCCGACAAAGCCCTTGCCGATGATTTAATCAAGGCAAAATATGTTGAAAAAGTAGAGGGAAAACCCGAAGCAGAAACAAAGCCCGTTGAAAAGAAACCGAGAGCAAAGAAAAAGTAAAAATATATGTTGTTTAGGCAACTCCTAAAAGGGAGGACAACACAATGCAGGATATTTCAAAGGTTAGCGAAGTAACCGCCGGGGATTTAGCAGAGTATTTGAGATTGCCGGAGGTTACGGAGGACGACACAAACACGCTTAATAATTTGATAGGTATTGCCAAGACTTATATATCAAATTACACGGGGAGAAGCCAAGAAGAGTTAGACAATTACCAAGATTTTGTTATTGTCCTTTTGGTCTTATGTCAAGATATGTGGGACAACCGCACGTTGTACGTGGATAGTAGAAACTTAAATAGTGTAGTCGAAACGATTTTAGGCTTACATTCGGTGAATTTACTATGATAAATGCAGGAAAGTATAACAGAAAAATCAATATTTATCAAACCACCATTGTTAAAGATACGGCAGGTTTCAAAAGCAAGCAGAAAACGCTTATTTTGTCACCCTATGCGCACGTTAAAACCACAAGCGGATTTACGATCATTAAAAACAATAGCGATTTTGAGAAAGCCTTAACCAACTTTACAATACGTTACCCGGTCACACAGATTACACGGGATATGACTGTAGAATTTAACGGGAAAGAGTACACCATTCAATATATCAATAATATTGATGAAGCGAACGTAGAGTTGGAGCTGCAATGCAAGGAGGTTACGCACTAATGGCTATGTTTCAAGCGCAGTTACCAAACGATATTATGAAAGATTTTAGAAAAATCTATGATAATTCGGAAAAAATTTTCGGGGAAATGACGAAAGCCGGGGCAGAGGTCGCAATAAACAATGTTAAAAGCAGCGCACCAATACCCGAGTTAAGGGAACACGTTAAACTCACGAAAACCTATAAAACCCCGTCCGATGACGGAATAAATACAAAGGTTTATTTTAGCGGTTATATTCCTTTTAGCGGTAATCGAACGGAATTTACCCGAAAAGGCGGTAGCGGAAAATCATATACGACAAGTAAAGGTGTTCCGGCTGCATTTGTGGCGCAAGTTACGGAGTATGGAACAAGTGCAAGATATACGGAGATAGGAGCATTTCGAGGAAAGATTGTAAAACGTCCTTTTTTCCGTAGATCATTTAAGAAATCGCAAATTGAAAAGGCTATGTTAGCAGCGCAGAAACGGGCAAGCGGAGGTTTACTTGAATGAATGAATTGATAGAGAGCATTTTTGCGGATTTTTCCGTTGACGGTGTGAATATCCCGGTAACATTCATGTATTATGAGGGTCACGATGAACCGTATATCGTTTATATGAATGTTGATATGGATAATTCGTTAAGTGCCGATGATGATTTGGTGGGCTATGTAACATATTATGATTTCGATGTTTACTCAAAAGGCAATTACAACAATATTATTTCGAGCGTAAAGGCATTATTGAAGCAGAACGGCTTTATTTGGCAACCGTCAAGATCAAGTCAAGATTTATTCGAGGTCGAAACGGGATATTACCATAAAACATTATGTTTTGCATACTTAAAGGAGGAAGAAAACAATGGCTAAAATTGGTTTGAAAAACTTTTTATTCGGTATTCTTACCGAAGCACCCGACGGAACACCCACTTACGGTGCAGCACAGAAACCCGGCAAGGCGGTTTCTTGTTCGGTTTCCATTTCCAACAATTCCGCAAGTTTATACGCTGACGACGGACTTGCAGAAAGTGACACATCTTTTCAGAGTGGCACGGTTTCTTTAGGGATTGACGACGAGGACACGCAGACGCAGGCAACCTTGTTAGGTCATACCGTATCAGAGGACGGCGAAATGGTGCGCAATGCCAACGATACCGCCCCTTATGTTGGTTTGGGTAGGATTATTACGAAAATGGTAGGCGGTGCTTACAAATACAAGGTTGAGTTCTTGAATAAGGTTAAATTTGCCGAGCCGTCGCAGGAAGAAAACACCAAGGGCGAAAACGTTGAGTTTGGCACAAGCACTTTAGAGGGAACAGTTTCGAAGCTTGCAAACGGCGATTGGAGCAAAACGCAGACTTTCGACACCATGACCGAAGCGCAGACTTACCTTAACAGTTTCTTTACGGTAGCACCGACAAACGGCTAATTAAATCATATTGGAGGAATAATTAAATGAAAGATATAAATGGTAAAATCCAATATAAAGACAAAGAATATACGCTTGTATTTAACTTAAATGTCATGGAGCGCATACAAGAAGAGTATGGGTCACTTGATAAGTGGGGAGCAATGACGGACGGAAAAGCCGGAGAGCCGAACGCAAAGGCGGTTATTTTCGGATTTACCGAAATGATAAATGAGGGCATTGATATAGAGAACGAAGAAAACGGCACGGATATTAAGCCCTTAACCTTAAAGCAGGTCGGACGGCTTATTACCGATGTAGGGCTTTCCGAAGCAACCGCCAAACTTAACGAAACCGTTATTGAAAGCACAAAGAGTGAAGCAAAAAACGCATAATTCCCGATGAATACGACCCCGTAATAGATTTTTCGTGGTTTTATTTTATCGGGAGGGTTAAATTGCATTTATCTTTTAAGGAAACCGGGCGATTGACCCTTACAATGTTTAACAAATTGTATGGTCATTATAAAGATTTATGGAGCATGGAAATGCGGTTATTCCATAGCAATATGACTTATGAGGAAGCGTATATTAAGTCGCAACAAGAAGAAGAGTGGTTATGATGTTTCAAATAGAAACATAACGAGGTGTTAAAATGGCTTTTGGTGGAGCGGTCAAATTGACCGGGGAAAGTGAATATAGGAAAGCCTTAAATCAGATTACGCAGGAATTAAAGGCAGTAACCGCCGAAATGAAAGCGACAAGTTCCTCTTATGATAGCAACGACAAGTCAACGAAAGCCGTCATGGAGCAAACGAAAGCGTTAAGTAAGGTTCTTGATACTCAAAAAGATAAACTTACCTTGTTAGTTTCGCAATATGACAAATTGCAGAAAGAAAACGACGAGCAGGCGCAGAAACACAAACAACTTGTCAGCACTTACGAAAAGGAAAAAGCGGAGCTTGACCGTTTAGGTAAAACGGTAGGCACAACCTCAAAGGAATATCAAGATCAGAAAACAAAGGTTACAAACCTTGCAAATGAGGTTCAGAAATCCACCCGGGCGCAGGAAGCGAACGAAAGTTCCATGAAAAAAATGCGTGTAGAGATTGCCAATGCTCAAACCGATGTAAATAACACGGCAAAGTCTATTGACAATTTGGGCAAGGAAACCGAGGAAGCAGGAAAGCAGGCAGAGCAAGCCGGGAACGGCGGTTTTACCGTAATGAAAGG